TATTAGTCTAGGCTCTGCTGAATCTGCTATGATTAATTTACTATCTACTTTGTCTAATATTATCTGAGCAAGCTCTTGACTCTTTAATCCATTACGATAGATATGTTCTTTTAAGTATATCTTCTTATGCTTCTTGTCGATAGCCACTTCAGTTAATGAGTCAGGATCTATTGAGAACCCAAAGTCCATTCCACAAGATGTCTGTAAGTTATCAGGATTGAAAGCACCTATACTCCAATTCTCAAATACGACACCTTCGGCTTTCGCTAACCAACCTCCTAAAATCTTATGCTGATACTTTTTAAAGTTATTATGCTTTATGCTCTTAATACGCTCTAGGAAGCTCTCAGAGAGATTTGTTTCATTATCCTTGTATGTACTATGAATATAACATACATTGCCTTTAACACCATTAAAACCACCTTCAACTCCTTTCTCCTCAAAAAACCTTTTGTAAATCCAATGTTCTTTAGTAACAGGATTCAATATCAAGATAACTCTATTCTGTATATTCTTTTCTCTTATACTTAAATCAATAGTATCAAAGATGTTTTCATCTACAAGTTCCTCAGCTTCATCTAGTACCCAAGTGCTTATCCCTTGTAATGACTTAAGACTAGCTGTCTGATTACCTGCTGAAGTCTTGATACCTCTAAATAAAATATCTGATTTGTTTTTAGCATTAACAACTTCTGCTTTATTAATACTAAAGGTTTCTTCAAATCCTAGTAGTCCTATCTTTTCTAAGAACTCAGGGATGATTGACAAGTGAGCTGATGTCATAGTGTATCTTGTAAACAAAACCCTTATACCTCTTGACATTGTAAGTAGAGTAAGAAAGACTGTAACTGCAAAAGACTTTCCACTACCCCTACCACCTGTTATAATAAAGTATCTAGCCTTTGAGTCAAATAAAGGATTGTATTTTTTACTCAGTATCAGTGTCAATGAATGTAATTAAAGGAAGGTTAAGAGCTTTATCACCTGAAGTTAAATCTACTCTATTGGTTTCGTTCATACCTAAGATATTCTTAGCTGCGTGAATTACAACTGAAGGCACTTTATCTTTTATACATTCATAGAATTTAGACTTTACAAAATCCTGTGCTATTAATTCAATATCATTTACTGCTTGTGCAAATTCAGCATCTTCTTTTAGCCACTTATAGTAATTAGTTCTTGATAGGTCTGTTACTTTTAATGCAGTAGTTACCACTCCTAGACTTCCCTCTAGTGCTTTAAGCATTCTCTCCTTAGCTATTTGTGTTCTATTCTGTTCCATTATTTCTTATGTTTTTCATTTAATATTACAGGAATTGCATTATTCCAACTTACTCTGTGATGCAGTCTAGACCTCTCAGTATTTAGCATAGCAACCTTTACTGCTGATGGGCTAAACATTACAGAATAAAAAGATTTGACATATGTTCCTTGACTTAAATATATTTCAGTTAGACCTCCATCATTAGCTTGAGTATCTGTTTGTTTTAATGACACATTAGGTATAGTTAAAAATAAATCACCAACAGCTCCTAATCTTGTATAGGCATTAACATCTTCATTTATTCTACCTGTAAACTTGAATGGTCTTTCTGTACTACAAAAAAAGCTATTCATACATTTTCTTTTAAGCTTTAATTCTTTTGCCCATCCACTATTATGACCACCTATCCAATCTCCATTTTGAGAAAGTGCTATTGTCTTTGCAGGTATAGTTTTATAGTAGTCTAATACAGCTTTAAATATATCATCTACATTATTTATATATCCCCTTCCTTTATTATAAGATAACTCACTATTAAATCTATAACTGAAATCTGTATAATCATCATCAAGAACTAAGAAGTATTTAACTCCAACTTTCTTAGCTAAATCAAAACAAGCATTTCTTGCATATACTACTACTCTTTCATCTTCAAAATTATCACCTATATCAAATGTGTTCTTATATTCTTTTTTAGAAAACACTACAACTTGATTAGTATAAAGCTCTATATATTTATTTAATTGCTTATCATCATCTGAGCATATAAAATAAATCTTTCCAGTATATCCAAATCTTTTAAGAGTTTTAAGAGTCTTTATTTTTTCAGCTCTACCATAAGTTAATATAAATACAGCAAAATCTTCATCTATCATAATATGCCATTCTTTTCATAAGCAGCAGCAATATCTTTAGTTAGCTTTACATATCCTTTTTCTATTGCTTGATCAAAGTCTATTATGACCAAAGCTGAATCTTCCATAAGCTCTTGAACTTCTTTATTGGAATGAGCATAGAAGTCTGCTATCTTACTATAATCAAATACTGTATGCCTATAAGCTGCATAGATTAAAAATGCTTGTTCTGTATTATGTAACTTTAAACCTTTTATTTTATCTATCAGTTCCTCTACCTTATCTGTATTGTATAAATTATGTAGAGCAGGCTTTTCATTTTTAGGCTCATAAGTTGGAGCTACTATCTTTCTTGTATATGTATCATCATCTTCAACAATTGCATCATCAGGATTTTCCCACACATCTAATCCCCAATCAGCAAGTTGTACGCTATCCCATTCATTCGCTAACATATCCCATTCCCATTCTCCAAAGCCTACATTGTCTTTAACTATAAACTCTTTCTTTTGTTCTTCAGTAAGTCCTTCTGCTATATCTATCCACACTTCTGATAGTCCTGCTTCTTTACTAGCCTTCAATCTCATATTACCACCTAGCACCATAAAGTCCTCATCAACTACTATAGGTCTAAGCTTTAACATCTCAGGAAATTCTTGTATTGACTTTACTAACTTTTTAAACTTATCGTTCTTAATGATTCTAGGGTTGCTCGGGTTTCCCTTTACTTTACTTATCTTAACTTGTTGCTTCATAGTATATAATAGAATTAATTTGTTTTTAGTTTAATCGAAAGGTTCATTAATTCCTCTTTCTCCTACTATCTTTTCTTTTGCTCCTTTCCATAAGTTATCTCTGTTCTTACTTAGACTAGGTTCTGTTCTTTGTAAAGTTGGTATACCTTCTACAGGTACGCTATCCATCCATAGTCCACATTCGCATTCAGCTTCCTTTGCTACCCACTTTCCTTCTCTGTGTACTATAGTTACTTTACCTAGTTCTCTAGTCTTTCCACATTCGCAAGTGTATAGTGTCATCTCTTTAACTTATCAAGTTCAAACTCTAAATGATTGATTGCTTTCTGTATGCACTCAATAGGACTAGCGTGTTTCTTTTCAGCCCTTAATAGATAAGTTACAGCCGTTCCAACATTATAGGATAAATCAAAGTCTTCTATAACTTTACGAGCTTCAATCTTGTATCTTCTTCCTATGTAGTAACCTGGTATTCTATTTTTTTTCATTAATCCTATCGTTTTCAAGTCCTCCTGTTCTTGTAACTACTTTGTCCATTTTCCAAAGGAACTTTTCTTTAGTTCTGGTCTTTATTCTTGATTCTATTATACTCATAAAAATAACTATTAAGAAAAAGATTGCTGTAAAGATTCCTAGTACTGTAAATATTATCATTTTGTTAAAAGTTTTAAAAGTTGTGCAGATGTATAAATACGATCCTCTCCATCATAGTTTTCATATATGCAGGTAAAGTTGTCGTCTTTCCAAGTCCACAAAGCTCTGACATTCTTTTTGATATTGTCTTTCAATATCCATTTAATTGTTTTGTATGTTCTTTCTTCTTTCATATCTATTGTTTTATGTTTTTTAATATATGTGATATTACATCTACTGTCCAACCATCCCCAATTAGGTCAGTTGCTTTTGATTTTATAATGTTCATTTTATAATCGGAGGGGATTGTCTGAAGTTCTTTGTATTCAGCAATAGTTAAATCTCTTAAATCTCCATTTGGCAATGTTATAAATTGAGTATTCCACGCAGAATAACCTCTCGCAGTAATAGGTAAAGACTTATTTCCGTCAATTCTAATATACATTGTCTTTCTTTTTTTTTCTATAAAAGCTATTTTTTTATCAGACATATTCTCCTCTCTCTCATCATTATAATTAATAACATCTTTAAGAAATATACCCTTGTCTTTTGGTTGCTTTATATTAGGTATATTTGTCCAATACAATCTCCTTCTATGTTGTGCTGAAACTAAATCACTATTGATTAGAATAGGATCAACGCCTAATAAATCAGTTATAATATTTTTGTCAGAGTTTTTCATACTTGCTACGTTTTCAAGTAAAAAATATTTAGGTTTTATTTCTTTCAACACTCTTAAATATTCATAAAACAATATACTTTTACTGCCATTTAAACCTTCTTTTTTATTATTTATTATAGTTAAATCTTGGCAAGGACTACCACCTATTAATAAATCTATATTATGATTAACAAACATTTCTTTTGTTACAAACTCAACACTACCTATGTGCTTTGTTTTTGGGTAATTATCTTTGGTTACTTTTATCGCAGTTTCTTTTATTTCACTTGCGAAATAGTTATCTACTTTAATTCCTAATTTATCGAGTGCAATTTGTCCGCAAGACATTCCATCAAATAAACTTAATACATTCATTTCTTTATTATTTTAATTGTATTGGGGAGGTAACCACACCCCCCCTTTACTACTCAGGTCTGAAAAATTAAAGCTTTTAGGTCTTACCCTTTATTGATTAATTGTTTCCTGAGTATTCTTTATATATTTTTTTTATTCCATCAAAGCAAGCTGCTATACAAC